CCCGAACATAAAGCTTATCATCACTAGTATCATAGTAAATCTGGCCGTTGGACGGGGTGGAGGGGGCAGTGGCTAGGTTCTGTATGACAGAATTCCTTAGCTCATTCTTATTAAGGTCAATATATGACTCAAGGTCAATAGGGACCAGAAACTTTTTAGCCATTTTTCCTCCTAAATTATAATAGCTTTACCGGCAAAAGGGTTGTCAAAAGTCAACACAGACTGATTAACAGAAGTGTGTTGCAAATCCCCGATTACCTGCGTTCCAGCAGAGTCTATGACATCCACCGAGGGGTATCTCCCCAAATTATGATCAATAGTCCACGTAGACGCAGACGATGACTGTGTGTGAACAACTGTGGCATTAACAGCAGGACCGGCTTCCAATACGAAATCCAAAACCGCCGCTGTTGTCGTACCAGAGTTGGTCACACTGCTCCCAGAACCATTGGATACAGTCGTTACTGAACCAACAGACATTGTTGCAGCAGAACCAGTAGGTCCTTGCGGACCAGTGGTTGCTACAGTGAGAACTTCGCCTGGAGCTGTATCTTCAAGAAGAACACGATCATCGGCAACTACCTTGATCGTTTGCGCAGTCTCGTTTACCACTAATGATGTAGCCATTACTTTGTTACCTCAGGTGTAATACTTACATTCCCTTGAAGGAGCCTAGTAACTACACTGTTTGTTCCTATGATTTCTAAATCATAGACCCCGTTATTCGGGGCTGCTAGCGCCGCAGTGGCGGTTGCTGAGATAGTGACGGTGATAACACCGGCAGAAGTTAATGTTATGTCACCAGCACCACTGGTTAAGCTTACTAATGTAGTAGAAGCATCATAACTGGTTCTCACCTGCATACGCGCAGTGTGACTACTCAGGTCAACAGCATTGCCGCCCGCTGTATATGTAAAAGTTTTAGAAAAGGTCTCACCTTGGTTAATGATGAGGTTATAACTGAATGCCATACCCCGATTATACCATCACGCCGTTTTTTTATCCAACTAGACAAGGCTGATCTGAAGGTCGTTTGCCTGTATGGTAAACGTATCTCCAGAAGCAACAGCGGTGGACGCAGACAGCGCTCCGTGAAACAAAAGATTACCGGCAGAAGATAGATCATACACCCCAAGATGCGTAACTGTCGCAGCTGGCATGCTAGCGAACGAAACCGCCGAGGAATTAGAAGAACTTCCATTTGATGACGCACTAAAGGAAACCGACTGTCGTGCATAACTACCGCCACTCACTTCACTACCAGTGCCAGCATCAGTAGGATTGCTTGTAAATAGAGCCAAATACACCGTAGTAGCAGGTGTATACGACGTATTCCTTAAAACATGATTAATAAGCTTATCTTCAAGATAGTTAGATAGACCCGCCATCTCTACTCTCCATAAAACTCTTTTACAGTCGCAGCATCTGCTTCCTCAAATTGCTCAGTTTGAAGCAAATGCTTGGCCGTCTCCTTATCAACCAACTGATAGGGATGGGAACGAATAAACTTTATATCTCCCACAGCGTAGCCCGCACCGTGACGCATAAACAACATCACACGGTCATCCTTCTTGGCTGCAGGCTTCTTAGTTGCCTGTTTCTTAGCTGGAGCCTTCTTGGCAGCCGCCTTCTTAGGCGCAGCCTTTGGCTCTGCCCCCTCAATCTCAGGATTATCAATATTTTCAGTGGTAACTACATTCTCATCAGCCATATAAGGATTCTACCATAATACCGGATCAATAGCAACATAAAAGAACCCCCGAGAAGTTAGACCTCCCGGGGGTTCTCCAATCTTAGGGTTTAACTAAGATTTACTTATGCTGCGCGGATTGCTACGTTCTTAGCGATTACGTAAGAATCTGCGTTTTCGATGTTTGCAGCCACACGGTTGAATTGAGTAAACTCAATCGTGTCCTTCTTCGGCTTGAATTCACGATAAAGCGTGATCTCTCGCTGAATACCAACAACATGGTTGTTGGGGAAGGTTAGCGCAATGTAACCATGGTTACCAGAAGCACCACTGTAGTCCCCGGTTACCGTCTCTGGGAAGAGAGGTACCTCAATGAGGGGAATACCAAACGGTGATAGACCGGTTGAACCGGGACCGCCGTTTGCGCCTGCAGCGCCATCTAGAAGCCTGTCACCCATTGTTGAACCCGGCGACGGTGCGCCTGCGGTTGCAGAAGTGGCAGAGTTAGGGTTCTGCAGTGACCAGATTGTATCCTGCACCACACCCGGGCCGGTAAAGAGCCGAAGCTCATTCCGACGCTGAAGGTACTTGTTAGGAATGTTCCTAAGAATACGATCATAGACCGAGCGACTTACATTGTCACCAGCCTCGTCTACAACAGTACCGCTAGCCTTAGCGAGCTTCACAAATCCATCTAGGGACTTGAGAAGAGCGTTTGCGCTGGTAGTATCACCATTGATGAGTAGATCATCCATGTCATTCGACGTTTGTCGAGCCATGACCTGAGCAATGTGATCCTCAAGAGAATCACCCTCAATGTTGTCCTCAAGGGACTCAGTGCTGATTTCCCAGTCAAGCCTAAGCTTAACAGTCGTCAGAGCAACCTTCGAGAAGGTTACCGCTGCATTTGCTCCAGTGTCTGTAGCCTCAGTTGCCTTAGCAAGTAGCCGAGTCCCTACTGATACCTTGTCGATTTCCATCGAGTCGCTGCGCATGCGCACAACTCTAGACTGTTGCATAAGCACAGACTGATCGACAACGAAATCGAGGAAGCGGTTGGCCTGAGCGGGCTTGAGAATACCACCACTGGCATTCCCTACTACGCTGGTTGTTACTTCATTTGCCTTTTGGAGAAGGTCTTCATTAGCCATTGTATCTTTCCTCCTTATGACTTGTATCCTAGAGACTTAATAAGCTCCTGAGGAAGATACAGGTTGTTCCATACGGAACCCTCTTCATCGTCATCGGCAACCTTTTCGATTGCCTCGTCCTCTTCTACTTCTGTCTCATCGACACTCTTTTTAATTGCACCGGCGTCTTCAACGGTCTCAACACGTTCGCTGATCCCCTCTACACGCTCAGTGACTTCTTTGTTTGTTTCTTCGATCTTGCTTGCAAGATCCTCATGCTTCTCATTTACTGTCTCAATAGCAGAAGCAAGCTTCTCTTCGACTACGGTCTCGATATCTTCTTTCGAGGCCTTGGCAAAGTCAGCCAGCTTCTCATCAATGACAGCAGCAAGAGTTGCTGTGAGTTCTTCGATATTCATATCGTCTCCTTCATCATTGATATCGTCAGCTACAAGCTCAATTTCATCTTGTGCCTCAGCGGACTTTTCCACACCCTCGTCAGTAGAATCAACAAGACCCTCCGAATCCTCATCAGAGTCATCGGCAAGCCAAGTTAAGAACCTGCGAAGAAGTGAGATCCCATCAGCCATGTCATTAGACACGGCTGACTCCAATACATCCGTCGTTACGTCTTCAGTGGACACATCCTCAGATGCGTCCTCGTCAGGCACAACGACATTATCTGTGTTGTCCATGTTAGGAATATTAGCAGAATTTTCTTTATATTGCAAATCTTTAGCAATATCGCAGCCACAATAGACCGCACTGTAATCAGAAGAGTTGGTAAATGTCGTTACAGGACTCCCGTGTGTGCCACTAGAAGTGATACATACAGTAGAATCCCCCGACTTATTACACTCCACATCTTCCACATCCAACGCATAGACAAGTCCAGCGTCATCTGCCTTTACTAGCGTTATATTTGCTGCAGGGTTAGCTGGATTATCAACTAGACTTAGTTCACCGAGTTCGTACTCAGTGACAACGCTTACTGGATGGCCCCGGAACATTCTGTGTTCGTCTTCAACACGCTCCATAATACGGCCACCAATCGAGAAAGCACTTAGAGTTCCATCTAGTACCTTCTGCCAAGTGTCTTCGGCTCCCTTAGAAATATAAGCGGATACTTCGATCCCCTTAAAGTTCTGTCCTTCATGATTGATATCGACCGAGCGATACCCAACAGCTTTTCCTACCGCTAGAGGCTGATGCATTTCACGAATATTGCCTTGCCAATTTCCAAAAGCACTCACTGAGGCCTGAAAATCAACCACATCACCTGACTTATCAATATTGTCAGATGTGGCAATACCCACAACCACCCGCTCTTCTTTCTTAATAAAAGAGATCGGGAAGCTTAATTGCAGATCATAGTCATGCATATTTTCCTCCTTGCGAAGTCACAGCACTAATATACCATGAAATTGACTAAATAACAATCAGCCAATCGCATAGACTGCAACAGTTACTGATGCAGTAGTTACTTCAAACTTCGTATAGTCGCCGGGGACGCAAACATATTCCTTACTGCCCGCAGGAATCAGGATAGACCTGTTACCATTTAGCTGTATGCTAGCGTCAGTTGACGCATGCGTGTTGTAGAAATAGATTGCATCAGTGTGATGATTAATCGACACCGCGCCAGCGGCGCTAGTAACACCGGTACTGGAATACAATATAGAGCTTGTTCCGTACATACCATCCTCCTATTATTTTTGTTCCCGAACCCCGTCAGAATCTTGAGCAGACCCACGCTCATTTTCAGATTCCGGGTTCGCAGAGTCATCGCCTCTAGGAGGAACCTGAGCATTGTCATTTCCCTCCGGTGCGCCCTCTGGCTTGCTAGGGGTCTTATCTTCCATATCCTCACCTGTAAACGGATTCACACCCGTCTGCATCTCAAGCTCCATGAGCCTAATGTTGCTTGGATATGGCAGTACATCATCACCCTCATCCCTGTCTGGGAGGCCAAGATTACTACGAACCTCGTTTGGTGACATAACCTCAGTGCGAAGGTAGCGCTCACGAATCTTAGACTGCACATCTTCGTCCACTAGATCGATCTGCTCAAATCTAAACTCAAGCAGGTCAGTAAATTCTCGCACGACTGCGTTCATCTTCTTTTCTATAATCTTTTGATCGGGACCAACAACTTGGACCTTAAACGTCTTATCAGCATCTCTAGAGACCGCCAAGTTAGCGTTATCATACACGCCAACCTTAGGTGCGGGAACACGATTGGCCACAAGGATCTCATCCCTGTTGGACTTCCTATACTTATCAAACGAGGCATCCTGAATATTGCTCTCTAGCTTCTCAAACCTTATATCAACGTCGCCGCCGAGAGACGCAGGCAGAGGAACGATTAAAGTTCCATGATTGCGACCCTTAACCTCTGTCCTAAAGTAGTTAACCAACTCCTGCTTAGACTTATTACTCAGCTTTGCACCCTTGAGAATAATTGCATATCTAGGTATCGCCTTATTCTCAAAGTAGTCAATATTAT